AACCATGCGTTTACCTTATCTAAAGTATCAAATCTGCTATCCAGACCGAAACCAAAATATATAAGGCTATATGAGGGATTACAATATACACACACGCTATTGTTGTAATATCCATCATTTGTATTACTAGCCTTAAAATGAGAACTCATAATATTTGCAATGGTATTTGCTGTTTCTACTCTTTTTGAGTCACTTGTTAATCCGTTTGTATAGAAAATGTTATTTGCTGTACTGCCGGACTTATTACTGAAAGACACATTTACACCATCATATACAACGTGTTTAAACTTCTGAATCCCCTTTCCGCTACCATCTGCATACTTGATAATTTCATCATACACATCGCCAACGCTTACAAGTCCATTTGGTGTGCTGATTGTTGCTGTGGTTTCTTTATAAGGTTCGTATTCGTCATTATCCTCTGCTTTTAGCAACATTGGATATATTTTAAGATTATTAAAAGTCATTCCACTTTGGATATAAAGCCTAAAACGTCTTACGGATTCAATATCATCACCTATAGCCACAACACCTTTGGTATGGTTTAAATGGTCATTTTTTTCGCTTCCATCTTTGTATGTAGTAGTACTTGTTAATAAAGGATAACCGTTAGATAGTCCTTTATCACCATAACCTATCGTTAATTTATATTCACCTTTAGGAAGAACCATAGGATTATTATATAATACCAATGAAATACCTGCTGTTGATGTTCCGTTAAGAGTTATCGTTTTATCTTTATTATTAACAGTAAACTCTACACCGTTAGAAGTTTGAGAAGTAAGTAAGTTATTCAGCCAGTTCTTTCCGTGACTCACAACTTTAACACTACCATTTGCCCCTGCCACTTCAATATCCACTGGTGCATCTGGTGAAGGTATTCCGTTCTGCTCTGCCTTACCATACAACGCAAATGCCACTACTTTGCTATCTGCGGAATCGGTAAGGTGGATAGTTTCACCGCTTGCAGTGTTTTTGATTGCAGTATTATAGAATGTCCTAGACAATTCCGTGTAATCCTCTGGCAATGATTCAAATACCCTTTGTGCATTTTCTTCACTTACTTTTGCATTTGTTTCACTTGCCTTGGCATTGGTTGCAAAAGTCTTTGTGTTTGTTTCGCTTGTTTTGGCGTTTGCGGCACTTACACTGGCTGATTCCATGTAAGATTTTGCCTGTTCAGTATATTCCACCACTGCGCTTGCATTGGCTGATACCTGCGTATTAATTGCTGTAACCGCATCTTCAATCGTTTTACACTCTGCAAGAATGCGTCTTACTTCTTCCATATCCTGCTCAAACCCCTCATAGGTTGCCATTCTAAGACATTCACCAGGGGCAAAGCACATTCTTACATACTTGGAGTCAAGCGACACCGCCCATTCACCCGGTAACATCTTTGCAGGGTCAAAATCCGCTTCGTAACCTCTTCTATTCTGTATTGCCATAGTTTACTCCTCTCCACCAAATAATGTCGGTTGTTTAGGTGTTGCTTCGGCTACCATTGCTTTCGCATCTTCCTCGGACATTCCCTCAAACTTAACAAAAAACATCCATGCAGGAACTTTACCACTTACAACATATCCCCACCAACGCTGACGGTCTTCATCGCGGTTGTAGGTAATATCTCCAAAGTCATATACAACTTCATACACTCCAACCGGTGCAAGATTATACAGGTCCGCAAATACTGACAGTGCATATATTACCCTGTCAAGGCATCCCTCCACCTTGTCGCGCACATCTTTAATAAACTGGATTGTTCTCTGCTGTTCCGCTTCTACACCTGTAGCCGTTTGTATGCCTGTAGATTCGTTGAAAACAAAATATCCATTAGAATATCCAATCTTATATCCAATCTGGCTCAAAAGGGCATTTAAACCACTTAGACGGGTATCTGTGTTAAGAGTAGGATTGATTTCTCGGTAGAAATCTTCTTGTCCGTTGCCGTATACGTTCTTTACATAGTCCGGCAATCCCATCTGCTCTCTTGTTTTGTTAAAATAAGCACCAGTATGTGCCACTTTGCCGCCGCTAGGAAGCAATCTGTCAGAGTCAAGCAATACAGTACGTTTACTGTCCAGAATTTCTTTGCTGTTTCTGCTATATGCAATATCCAAATCTTTTAATTCCTCAATCGCATCAGAGAAAATAGGCAATCCCATAGGACTATCCACATCAACATTGTTTGCGTGTGGCATTTTAAGCACACCATAAAGAGGACTATCCACATTCTGAATGAATGATTCCTCTAACAACTCGCTCCAAGGTGTCTTTGCAATATCAATAGACTTGCTTGTGTCGTTCTCTGTATCTCCCACATAGCAACGGTTAGTAATTGCGTACACATCATTTATAAATCTGTGATACTCAAGTCTCGTATAATACTTCTTACCAACAACCTCACGATTTACAAATACAACTCCGCTGATTTCTCCGTTTTCGTAGTCGGTAATCATAAAGTTTTCAGGAGTTACCAAATCAACACCTTTTCCATTAGGCTTAAGGATAACAGTACCGTAAGCACAGCCATATTCTATCCAGTCGCGGAGTTTAAAATAAATTGCGTCAATCTGATTCTGCAGCCATTCCGCCCTTGCGCTTCCGTCAATGGTAATCTTGGTTGCCATCATTGCCAATCGTGCAGTTTCAGAACATACGGCCTTAGCAAAATTGATTGTCTTGATATGGTCCTCATCATCCAACCAATACGGCTTGCCATGATAGATTGCAAAGCACTTCTTAATCATATCTTCCATGCTCTGCGAAATAATAGGCTCAATGTTAAATTCTTCCTTGGCTTTACTTCTGAAAATCATATTAAACCACCCTTTTATCCTTGATATAATACTCATTATGCACTTGTACCTCGCTTATTATAATGGCTTTCCAAAGCGTATCGGTCAGCATCTATTGTATGGTTGTCTTTGTCTGGATAACCACTTATTACATTACCTTCTTTATCACGCTCATATTCGTACTCGGTATATTCCTTGTATGTTACTGGTGTTCTTACAGGGTCAATAACGTGCGTATATCCTTGTAAGTACTTCATACCGTAATCAACACTTCCCGGTCCTTTAACAGCTCCCCTTGCCGGAAGTCCTTTGTCACGGTAATCGTTGATTGATTTAGGTTCAGCGGAATCGCAAGTGATTGTGTAATCATCAAATCCTGCATCAATAATCATTTGTGCTGTAGCCTCATTCTTTAACTTATTACCGGTAATCTCCGCAATGTGATATATTTTTCTTCTTGCTTCATCCACATACAGACGTTTAAATGCAAAAATATCAGGGTACCATCCCCAGTCCACACCTTGATATATTCTATCAAAGGCCGCAATCTCTTCATCCGTAATGGTTCGTATTTCCAAATATTCAAATACATTACCACCGTCACCATTCGGCACACCCATGTATTCATGCTCGTATGCTTCGGGATTAACCTCTTTCAAGTGTTCTGCATCATTTATAAATTTCTCACCAAGCCATTCCGGTGGTGCTTCGGTGTAATTGGATTTATGTATTACACGCTTCTCGTTCGGCTGCAGCTTGACACGATGCACCCAACTGCTTTTACTCTTTGGCGGATTGTATGACGAAAAGTCATAGGAATCATTACCACCACGCAATACAGACTGATTGACAGAACGCTCCTGCGCATCCCCTTTCATCTGGTCTTTTTCTTCTTTCCAAAGAATGCCGATATAACCAAATTCCGGCTTGATAGATTTTAATTTGCTTTCATCGTCCAAGCCTCGGAAGTAAATAATCTGACCTGTCTTTTTGTATTTGATTTCAAGTGGACTCTTTGTGCATTCAAACTCATCATTCAATCCAAGCATATTAATACACCACTTCATCTGTGCATATACTGAATCCTTTAACGTTCCCGCCACCTGACGAGTGATACAAGCGTGCATATTGGGATTGTTCTTAATCAGTTCTATAATCTTAAAACCAACAAAAGAGGATTTAAGACCACCACGTCCACCCTCAAAAACATATTCTATATTCGGTTTAATCTGCCTATTGATATCAACAAAGGCTTTACCTATAACCTCTGCAGGAAGTTTATACTTTTCGTTACCGCCCCCCGCATTGGCTCGGTCACTTAATTCCGTCAAAGCAACGAAAGCCTTGGTATTGCCTTTCATGGCTGACTGTATCTGCCCTGCCATTATCATAGATGCAACGGTGGCGTCCTCGTCCATAACGTCACCGCACATCTTCTGTACACGTTTTTTTGATTGCTCGTCCAATTGGCTGTTAAGCATTAATTCCGCCAACTGTGCCATTGTTTTTTTATTTCTTCTGGCAATACCAGAATTGATACCGCCCTTCTTGGCTTCCTCTTGGCTAAACTTATATTCACTTGGTCTTAGATTTTGCTCATTTGCCACCTAAACACCACCTTTATATCTGTCATACTCCTCTAGTTCTTTCCGCATACGTTTTAATGCTCTGCCATAATCGCAACGCAAGTGATTACTACTTGTCCTACGCATTGCATCTTTTAACCTATCCATTTCCGCAACGTGTTTCTCACGCATCTTATCCATTAAGTAATACCGCCTTTTCTCCAGTGAATGACTCCCAACGATCAATGATAACGTCAACAAACTTTGGATCGTACTCCATAACAAAAGCATTTCGATTGTTCTGCTCGCAGGCCATAATAGTGGTACCACTTCCACCAAACAAGTCGAGAACATTCTCTCCGGTTTTTGTATTGCATTTGATTTCATAGTCAAACAGTTTAATAGGTTTCATGGTTGGGTGTTCTTTGCTTGCCCTTGGTTTCTCAAATTCAAGAATTGTAGTTTGCTTTCTGTTTTTAAACCAATAATGCTTACCATCTTTCCAACCATACAAACATGGCTCGTGATCGTCCTCTTCGTATTCCTCAACCATGCCCTCCGGAAGTTCTTTCTCTCCATACAAGCAAGGCTCATGTTTCCACTGGAAGTCCTGTCTACCAAGCACAAGTGCGTTTTTAACCCAAATAAGACACTGACGAACCCTAAAACCAGAATCACGGCAAGCACCTCGGAAGTTATATCCCTCGGAATCCGCGTGCCAAATATGGAAAGCAGCACCATTCTTCATAACTGCCCATGCAGCAAGGAATGCGTCTGTTAAAAACTGTCTAAATGCAGAATCTTCCATGTTATCATTTTTGATTTTTCCGGCGGTACCCTCGTAGTTTACGTTGTACGGTGGATCAGTCAAAAGCATATCCGCAACAGCGTCACCCATTAATTTTTGAACATCGTCAATCTTTGTAGAATCACCACAGAGAAGTCGATGTCTGCCAAGCTGATAAAGGTCACCTAATTTACTTTTTGGTTCTTCTGGTACTGGTTTGTCATAATCGTCCTCGACAACTTCTGTTTCTATTTACGGCAAAGAGAATCCAAAGTCCTCCATGTCAATATTTAAAATATCATCAAGTTCCTCGCCAAGTAATGCGGCATCCCACAAGGAATCCTCTCCGACTTTATTATCTGCCAAACGGTAAGCCTTAATCTGCTCGTCCGTTAAATCATCAGCAATAACACAAGGAACAACGTCAAGTCCTAACTTTTTGGCAGCCTTATAACGAGTATGACCGCACACAATGATATTGTTCTTGTCAACAACGATGGGTACCTTGAATCCAAATTCCTTGATACTATTTGCTACTTTGTCAACAGACTGGTCATTCTTTCGTGGGTTTTTCTCGTAAGGTTTTACTGCTGTAATTTGCATTTCAATAATATTCATTTAGCACACTCCTATAAATAAAATTAAAAAAACACTCCACATCCTATAGTTTCTCAATACTATTGTAAAGGATATTAAGTGTTTTTTTGTGTACACGTTATTTAATTATTCTAACCATATAAATTTAAACCATGCACCGCCCCATTCAACAAATAATTTATCTTTATATTTTTGCAAAAGTCTCATAAGCGTATTTTGAGTATTGATATCCATTCCGCCTCTGCTTCCGCACCAATTAACACAAACCTTAGGACCGTTTAAATCCCAATAAGTAGTTGTATATGGGCTTGTTCCGTCTCCATCTCTGTATTTATTTAAATCAATGGCAGATTGAACAAGTACAAATTCAATTATTTTGTCATGTTCAGTTTTATATATTGAATTATCTGTCATTTATTTCTCCCATATTCCATAAAGTATCATCCACCGCTTAATAGCAGCCATGCCCTGTCTGCGGTGTCCGTAAAAGTCTCCCTTGCCTATGTAGAGGTAATTCTTAGCGCATATGTCCTCATAGGAAAGGTTGTCTGCCAAAGAATAATAAACAAAGGGTGCAATATACGGTTGAAGTTCCGACAAAGCGTATTTAATTAATAACTGTTGTTCTTCGTCTGCATGGTAGCAGAAATCCTTTATGTATCGTACCTCATTATCTGTCATGCCGTAATCACTGTATGACATTTCTCTTTTCCGCATATTGCTCCCCCTTTTAATTAAAACAACCATCCAATTCCAAATACTACATTTATGATTTGTATGTGCAAGCATAATGAATTTACCTCTTGCGCGTAAATCAAAGACAAATCAAACCCGATTGTTTTATCCGTAAGTATTGCGCTGATAAATAAACCTTTTTTGAATGGTTGGAATAAAAATAGTTCCTGCATAAAATTCCCCTTTCTGTTATTCTGCTTCAGATTGTAGATATTTTAATAATTTAGGTATTGCCGTTTCTTTTGCATCAGTTTCATCAAACAATACAGATTTTGATGTTATTACATAAATTAACGATGCCAATTCTTCATCCGACATAGAACGTATGCGGTCTGCGTTGGTCTTCTTTGGCATAGGCTCCCATTTATCAACTGCATTTCTCTTACATCTATTACAAGGAAATGATTCCGTGTCTGTCATTATGTGTTTACAGTTGTCACATTCTTTTATTATCTCTGCCATCCCTACTCTCCTTTCGGCTGATAAGGTGCAGGAAGTTTTTGCCATGCAATCGGATGATATGCAAATCCTTCAAGGTCATACCATGTTTCATCTTCTTGGTCATACCAACCAACACAACATTGTGCATTTTCATCTTGCGTTGTTGTGAGTACGTGTTTGTAAAACTCTGCACCTTCAATACAAATTATGTATTCTTCCCCAGGTAATCTCTCTGAAACAGGAATCCACCCATTGTTATATTCCTCTGCAAGTTGGTTGACAAAATATTTCGCATTAGCAATTCCCGTTGCATAACCTTTTGCATTATCAAACATCAATGGATTTTCTCTTGCACACTTTTCCTTTGTTTCGTCTGCAAGTTTTAATTCTTCTTCCAACCTGCTAATCAGTTTATCTATAAATTCTTTCATGTTACACCTGCTTTCTGTTTCCACAATTGTTCATATCGCACACTTTGTTTTTTTCATTTTCCGTAAACATGGGAAGTATAATTTTACCGCTTTTATTGCAATACATAACACCATCAATTATGGTGGTATCGTTGCAATGCTTTTTCCGTTTTAAAGCCATTTCTAACGGTGTCATGTTACACCTCTTTTCGACTGCTCTGCGATTTCGTTGCACCAATCCGTTACCTGCATTGCCACATATTGTTCTGTTGGTGTTGCACTTCCATACCTTAAAACAAGTTTATTTTTCAACCATTCTGCAAATTCATCAATAGCCTTGTTGTACCCTTGTTCATAAATTAATTTGTCATGTTGTTCCATATCCGTTTCAATTTGAAAAACACAACCTTCTTCAGTTCCGCAAAAACACGTTTTACTCATATCTGCTCCCTTCATTCGCTCCAATCAATGTGCAAAAGATTGGTTCTTTCCAACAAATGGCTTTTCTGTAAATGCTCTTTCAACACTCCATCCTAACTTTCCAAGTCTGTATTGAAGTGTTCCGGGATCAAGGCTTAAAATCCTTGCCCATTCAGCCAAAGTGTGAACCTCTCCGTTGTACTCTATTCTCCTATTATTTCTTCTATTATTCTGTTGTTCTCTCATAGTTACCCATCTGCAATTGTTAGGCTCATAGTTTCGGTCTGGATTTATTCTGTCTAAAGTTAGTCCTTTCTGATAATTACTTTCTTCACACCACTTTGCAAAATTCTCTACATTGTGCCATTCTGGGCAAACTTCAATCCCTCTTCCGCCATATATTTCATAACGATTATTGGTTTTCACATAACATCTAGCCATCATACTCAAGTAACTACCAACCCAACCATTACCAAAATATCCCTTGGCACTTATTTTGATTTCATTCTCCGTCATACTCATTCTCCTTTCTCATTTCAAGAACATAAGGAACACTAGGAAATCTTATCTGATATGCACCATTCGGACATTCATTTTCCATTTTGTGCATAAACCATTCAAATACTGCTTTAATTGCAATATCTGTCACATCTTCTCTTTTGCCTACCCACATATCGTTTTTTACTGTGCCATAAAATATTGTGTCCGTTATAGGACTAACACCCATTGTCTTACTCATGCTCATTCTCCTTTGCTATACGCTAAGTAATCACACCAACTAAGAAACGCTCTTAAAATCGGATTTGTATTGCCTTGGTCTGCCCATCCTGCAAAACCGATAAAACCGTCAGTATTAAAACTGATTGCTTCTCTCTGTGTGAAATAATGGCTATTCATGTAAAGATAACAGTTTATAATACTTCCATCTCTATTTTTCTTCATTGCCACTTTCTTACTAAGGTGCATAGTATCTACAGAAGTTTCTCCTGCCTTGTTGGATTTCTTCAATTCCTTATTTAGATTACCAATTAAAACAAGAATATCTCCCTCTGTTATATCTGCGTATGTAAGACCTTTATCTGTAAAATACTGTCTTGCTTCGTCATTGGTGCAAACTGTTCCAAATTTATCTGTTCTTTCGCTCATGCTTCTACTCTCCTATCTGCTTTAATGCCTGCTCATTCGGTACACTGTCAATCACTTCAAGAATCAACGCTATACAATCGTCTTTTACCGTTCCGTCAGAATACATACAATCGCATATCTTGTCTGCGTTATCTATAATTGCTTTTATTACCGCCTGTCTGCTTATTAAATCCACCATGCTCTCACCTATTCCACTTTCTCAAACCGATTCATGGTCTGGTTTACAAACTCTGTTGGAATTGCTGTCTGCTCGTTTGGGAAGTCTTGAATTTTAACGTGAATATCATCAATACTGCCTAATACTTCTTTGATATTATCAATTAGTAATTCTTCCAGTTTTACCTTATCCAGTTCAAAACATGATGGTTCATTTTTGATTACTTTAGTTACCTCGATTGTTGTAATAATTGTTCTTTCGCTCATTTTAATTTTCTATCCTTTCCCTATACTCTTCTTCCACCGCCCTAACAATAGCGTGTGTCAGTGCTTCTTCAACTGTGCATTTGTGCTTCCGGCAGTAGCGCTCAACGTATTCTCGGAAGTCTTGGTTTGTGTTGTAAAAGTCCATAGGCTACCTCTCTAATAATTTCTGGTCAAATCATCGTAGATATTTCCTTCAAAATCAAAAGATAATTGACCTTCCACATTTTCATCTTCCATCCACCAAAGAAAACAATCTTCGCCAGACTTCCACTTTGTTTGTTTTCCTAATGACTTTCTGTAATCAATCATTTTCTGAAATGCTTTTATATAAGCAATCTTGTATGTAGGAAAATCTGCAAACTCTTTTGCCCTTCCACAATTCCTTGCCATAGGGCAACCGACACAACCAACTCTTTCATATCCCATTTCATACATAGGATTTGTTTTTACTTTGTGGTCATGAATAATATCCCAAACATCAGAATGCTCAAAAGCAATAATAGGATTTACTGCAATTTTGTTTTTGAGTTTGCATTGCTCAATTATCTCCCTCTTATCGTCATTGTCATTAGATAACATTATTT